CGGTCCAAGCTCCAAACGATTTCCAGAGCAAAGCCGTTGTGTATCTTCAGGTCTAAAGCAACTTTACGCAGCTCGTCCTCTAGTCCCCACTGTGCAAAGAGCAGCTTCGCGTTCAGGTCGGCGGGGTCAAAGCCTTCGCCGTAAATCATCATCGCGATAGTGGTACAAAGAGCGTTGTGGGTGGGGCTCTGGTGGAACAGGTCCACGAGGTACTGCGGGAAGAGGTTGTCCTCTCCGTAGTTGACCCACTCGCCTTTCTCAATTTCCCGGAAGCTCCGGGGCTGGTACGAAGCCAGCTTAATGCTTTCTATTGAGTTCATTTAGTTACCAGAATAAAAGATAACAGCGTCTACAGTGTCCAAGGTAGGTACTGTGAAGGGACTAGCCCCCGGAACTCTGAGCGTGCCTTGCTCGACCATACCTTCTACAAGAACCGAGTCGGGGTCTTTGTTGGTGCTCGAGTTTTGGACGTACACGAAGTAGTCGTAATCCCCGGTCTCCGTTAGTAGGATGTCGTTGGTGGTGACCCCGTTGGTGGCTACTTCGACCTCTGTGTATCTGGGATTGTCCACCACGATGTCCGCCACAAAGAAGTGCTCCTCTTTGCTCATCCGATGCACCAACTTAAAGAGGTAGTGCGTGTAGGAATAGTCGCGGGCCGCGTCCTGAAGGGTCAGGAAAAGCGACTGAGCCGTGCTATTCGAGTTTAAGTACAGCATCTCTTGGAATTAGATGGGCCTCTGGGACGATGTCTTCAAGCCAGTAGTTCGTTGGCTCATATTTGTAACGAGTAAAAGCCGAGACATTTACGGAGCTCTTGACATCTGCCACTAGCGGCTCGGTCATGCAGAAGTATTTCACACGTGTATTGTCGTAGACGTGCTGAGCGGAACAACCGTCCAGACCCACCCGCCTGTTGCTCCACATAAGTTTGACTTTGTCCGCGATCCAGCGTTTCATAAACCTCCCCGCTCCGCAAGGGTAGCCTTGAAAAAGAGTCCCTTCCCGGGTGTCAGCCCGGAACATATAGATATTTCGGAAGCACGCGAAGTCATGTTCCTCAATGTTCTGCGCTATGTACTTCCCGGCTCCCGGAAGTAGGAAATCGTCGCTTCCCAATTGCATCATCACGTCCCAGTCGTCTTCCTTCATCCACTCAAAAAGAGCTTGATTTTTGAGCCCTAGGGTCTCGTTCGTGACTTCTTTGTACTTGTACCCGTACTCTTCAGCTAATAGCGCGTGAACGGGCTCAGAAACGCCGATATAGGGCACTAGCTCGTAGCCTTCCCGCAGGAACTCCTTTCGGATTCTTTCGATACCCTCATAGCAAGCAGCAGTCATCTCTACCCGCTGCCAAACCGGAAGGTGAATAGCTATCTTCTTCATCCCATGTGTTTATTCCATAACGCGGTCATATCGCGCGTGAGCGACTGGTCCCAGATTGTGTTCTTGGGCTTGAGGTAAGAGAAGTAATTAAACCGATGTTTAATAGCCATAATCGGGACTTGGTTTTTCTTAGCCCACGAGCCTACGAGGATGTCAGCACAGTTCCATTCTTGCGCCATTTCGGACCTCATCCGAGAATAAATCTCGGCAGGGTAGTAAGAAACTCCCGTTCCGGGCGCAGAGATGGGTATTTCCCGCGTGTTTTCCGCTAAACAATAAACCTGATTTGTCACTTCTCCGAAGTAGTGCGAGCATCGTCCCTGCCACGTCTTCCCGTGGTGGGTCAGGATGTGCCCCGGAAACCTCCGGGCCGCCAGTAGAAAGTCTTGGACGTACCCTTCTGGGTAGATTAAATCATCGTCCAGGGTAACGACATCGTTGTCGGTAGCAGGGAACTTGCCTATATCCCCGTTGTTCTCTCCCCAACTGACCACGCACCACGAAGGAAAGGCCGGAGGATTGTCGCCCTGCCATTTGATGTAAAGCGTTTCGACCTGACCCTTAAGAGAATCCACCACTTTAATGCTTTCGGGAAAGCGGGAGGGGAGCATCGCGATACCCCCGTCTACTTTGATTTTCATGCGGTAAACTTCCCTCGGTTTATGGCAAAAAAAAAGCCCCATCGCTGGGGCTCTTTTCTGTGGAGTTCTGTTAGGTCGGTGACCCGTAGGTGATATTCGTCGTTGCCGACAAAATCGGGGCCGGAATAAGCTCGTGAGATACAAAGGTGAGGTTGTATCCGTTGAGGTCGCCAGGGGCGGTTCCTGTAGAGATAGACCCTCCGTTGCTTTCACACCCGGACGTGTGACCCATCACCATACGATTTCCGTTTACATCTTCGACGATGATACAGATACGGTTCTTCAAGAGGTCCACCAGCTCGCTATTGTCGATGGCTCGAATTTTAGCGTACTGAATTGTTACGACCTGCTCGAAAAATACCGTTCCGTTCTCAACGCTGGAGTTAATCGTCTGAACAAAAGAACCGGAGTTCTTGGTCAGCTCAAAAGGATAGACGGTAATTGCTACCGCTGCACCTGCCAAGCCGCCCGAAGAGGGTGTACCCCAGTCCGCTGCGTCAAACTTCTTAATCCACACCCGCCGAATTCCGCCGATAGCATCCTTGCATACAAGGGTGCGTCCATTAACTGTTAGTGTACAGCTCATAGGTTAGGCGGATTAGGTCGTCCGACGGAGCAATCCGTAAGAATCGTGATCTACAACTTGCGTACCGAAAGCGAACTTCATGATGATACGGGTAACGTCGTCGCCCGTGGTCTCGATGAGGTCAATTACGCGAGCTTCTACGAGGTCGGTCAGAAGGTTCGTGCCTACGTACAAGTTCTCGGGACGAGAGATGAGCAGCGTGTCGTCTGGGAAACCAGCCGGGCACACTACACGGTGACCGCTGTACTTATCCGCCAAGCCTTCAGCGAGGTAAGGCAAGTTAGCCGTACCAGCCAAAGCGGTGTAGTAGTAAGCCTTCGAAGCCCGGCTCATGTAAATTACCGCGTCGTAATCGCCACGAATAGCGGGCGGGCACTGCGTAGAGACCAAAGATGCCAACTTCGACAGGATGTTGGAAGAGCTCAAAGCAGCCGTCAAGTTGGCTTCGTAGGTAGGAGCAGCCAAAACCATCTGGCGCAACAAGCCGTTGAAAGCGGTGTAGGTAGCACCCGTAGCTGCACCCGCGTCGGGGTTGTAGTTGCCCTGCCAGATGTTCCGCTCGATAGCTTCAGCTGCACGCTTTGCAACGTACATAGCTGCTCCGTCCTTGTAAGATGCGGGAGCGATAGAAGAAGCACCGTTCATCTGCTCGCTCTCCCACGTCATGCGCAGGTCTTTGTTGCAGATTTGGTCGTTGATTTGGAGCTCGGTCAGCGTCAGCGTTACGTCCGACAAATCCAAAGCCGTGCCGCTGGTGAACTCGCACGTAGCCGCTTGAATTTGCGAGCCCGTGAACTTCCGAAGGTTAGCCTTGTACTTGACGTTGTCGAGGACCGAAACGTAACCGTTGGCGATGGTGTCCGCTGCCAAGATAGCGGGAGCAACATACGGGAGGGCCGCTTTGCCCGCGTAGTTGTTCGTGGTAAAAGTTCCGTTTGCCATTGTGATTTAAGAGATTTCGATTAGGAAAAACGATTTGCGATAGCTCGCACGCGAGCGTCCAAAGGCATCTTTGCCAATTCCTCGCGGGAAACCTGCGGAGCTTTGGCGTTACGAACGAGGCCACCAGCGGGCTGCTTGCTGAGCTGCTCCAATTTGGCTTCCTTTTCCTTGAGCTGCTTGGAGAAGTTCTCGGTGACCTTGGCAACCGCGTCCTCAATCATCTGAGAAACGACCTCTTTGGTGAGGACTTCTTGAGACAACTCAGCTTCTGCCGGAGCCTCTGGAGCTTCGGGCATCTCCCACTCAGCTACCAAGCCCTCAGCGACGGTAAAGACCGTACCATCCTCGAGCTTGTACTCGCCATCGGGGAGCGGGATTTGCTCGCCTTCTTCGTTCACGACGAAGACGGGAACTCCTACCGCCCATTGTTCGGCTTCGGTCGAGATGACCTGCCCGCTGTCCAAGGTGGCTTCCGCCATCTTGACCTCTTGCTTCTCTTCGGAGAGTTGCGTAGCAATAGCTGCGTACTTCTCGAAGAGCTTTTCGACTCTGTCTTTTAAGTTCATTGTTTGAAATTATCTAGTGGTTTAACGTATTCGCTTGTTCTTACTTGACAGCCTCGAGATACCGCTCTGCGATATCCTCCGCGAAAGCCTTTTGGAGTTCATTTAAGAAGCCTTCTTCCGTGAGTTCGTCCGTAGGTTCATCCTGCTTGCTTAACTCCTCGGATTTGCGCTTAAAAAAGCCCTCGATGCTGAAGCCTTTGACCCTTCCAGTCTTGACCCACTCTTCCCAAATTGGCTCGCTCTCGATTTTCATGGAGACCATCCACGTACCTACCGGGAGGTCGAAGCCGTACATCCGGCTTTTGTCCTGGTCTCCTTCGATAATCCAGCTTTCTACTACCGTAGTCGAGGAGATGCCTACCTCATGCTCCACAGTGGCGGTGTTTTGCCGTCCGTTCTTGAAGTAAAGCTCCATAGCCTCCCGGACGGTGTCCTTAGAAAAGAAGATGTGAAACTCCTCTTCTCCCTTGCGTCGGTAGATAGGTTTGTCCGGGATGAGTGCCGGGCCCATCACGATTCTCTTCTCCTGGTCCTGGGCCTTGAATTGAACCTGCTCGCTAAGTGCGACCCAGTTCTCTTCAATAGCCGGGGCTTCTACTAGCGAGATAGCTTGGATGCCTTCAAGCTCCCCGTCGATAATCATTTCAATTAGATCCATCGTTTTGTTTAATTGAATAACGCTACACGCTCCTTCAACCTTTGACTGGCCTGCATTTGATTGCTTACTTCGCTTCCCACCACGTAGGCCCGAAAGCCGGAAGACTCGGTAGCCGAGGAAGGAAAGAAGCCGGGTGCGGGGGTGGGTGCAGGAGTCGTTACCGAGGGAGCGGAAGCCGCCGAGCCGCCTCCCGGCTTAAACTGCTGGCGGGCGATACCTGCGACCTGAGCGAGGCCCGTAAGTCCAGCGGCTACCGCTGCTGCAAATCGTGAACCCGAGATCGGAAGAGC